GAGATTCAAGATGTTGCCGGTCAGATCGGCAAGTGGTACGGCGCCTTCGGGGACTTCAACCGCCTAGCCAACGACAAGGCCAACAAGAAGCCCTCGGTTTTCAAGCGTCTGCTGCATGACGACAGCGTTGAGCAGGAAGCCTTGCAGATCACGATGCACAAGCAGGCGCTGATCAAGCAGGAGTACGAACTCAAGATTCTGATCGTCGCTCACTACGGTGAGAGCGTTTACAACGAGATGATCATGGAGCGCATCCGGCTGAAGAAGGAGCGCGAGAAGAAGGAGCGTGAGCACAAACTGCGGCAGCAAGAGTTCATGCTCAATGTGAAGTACGGGGCAGGTATTGCCTTCGTGGCAGTCGCCCTGATTGGGGTGGGTTACTACTTACTCGACAAGGTACAGCAATGAGTTTCAGGAAGCCGCCGGAAGGCGCAAGCCGTTCAGAGAGGGAGGCCCATGTCAAGGCTCTTGCTGCGGTTTCTATTAGCCTGCTTGCTCTACTCCTTGCTGTTACAAATTACTTTGCCGGAAGGAACTCCTCTGCGGTTCTCAACGGAACCATAGAGTCGAACAACCTGTGGGCGTGGTATCAGGCCAAGAACGTCCGGGCGACCATCTACGAGGTCACCAACAACGAGCAGAAGGCCACCAAGCAACGCGCCGACATGGACGAGATCATGGAGAAGGCCCGTGCTGCTGAAGCCAAGCGGGATGCTGCCAAGGCCAAGTCTTCGTACTACTCCTACTCCGGCATGGCGCTGCAATTGGCCATCGTTCTATCCTCTGCGGCCATCCTTGCCGTCACTCTGAGCCTGTTCTACGCCTCCATCGGCGTGGGCGCAGCCGGAGTAATTCTTTTCCTTGTGGCCTTGGGAGCCTAATATGTTTGAAATGCTTGGTGGTGGCCTGCTTGGCAGTCTCTTCGGTGGCCTGTTCCGGCTTGCACCTGAAGTCCTGAAGTTCTTGGACAAGGGCAACGAGCGCAAGCACGAACTGTCGATGTTCACGCTCCAGACCGATCTGGAGAAGATGCGCGGCCAGTTCAAGATGGAAGAGCGGTATGTTGACTACAGCGTCAACCAACTGGACGCCATCAAGGAAGCATTCAAGGAGCAGGCCACAACTGCCAAGGAAGCCGGATGGTTTGTCGCGGCTGTCTCCGCCCTTGTGCGTCCCGGCATCACTTGGGCGCTGTTCTTCATGTACGCCACGGTCAAGGCGGCTGCAATCTACATGGCGTTCCAGACTGGCGGGCATTGGTCTGAGGTGATGACCCGTGTGTGGGATGCAGACGATTTCGCCATGCTCAACATGTGCTTGACGTTCTGGTTCGTTGGAAGAAGCATTGAGAAGTACCAGAAGTGACCACGGAAGCCATCCGTATCGCACGGGAGACGCTGTGCAAGCCCTTTGAGGGTTACGCCAAGCGCCTGCCGAACGGTGACTGCAAAGCCTATCCCGATCCGGGTACGGGCGGGCACCCTTGGACGATTGGCTATGGCAGCACCGGCCCGGAGGTGACGCCGGATACCGTTTGGACGCTGCAACAAGCCGAAGCTTCTCTGGATAGCCACCTGCTGCACTTTTGCGTTGGCGTCATCAAGCTATCGCCAATACTGATCAAACAACCCGCCAGACGCCTTGCCGCCATCATCAGTTTCGCGTATAACTGCGGGCTAGGAAACTACCGCATTTCCACGTTGAAGAAACGTGTAGACGCTCAGGACTGGGCGGGTGCGTGCGAGGAAATCGTCAAGTGGAACAAGGCCGCAGGCCGCGTATTGAGGGGGTTAACCCTTAGACGCGAAGCCGAAGCGGCACTGCTGAGATAACCATGCCGCTGAAGAAACTCACGCTCAAGCCCGGTGTCAATAAAGAAAACACCCGGTACGCCAACGAAGAAAACGGTTGGTACGAGTGCGACAAAGTCCGTTTTCGCCAAGGCACTCCCGAGAAGATTGGGGGGTGGCAGCGCATTTCCGCCAACACGTTCCTTGGGGTGTGCCGCTCCCTGTGGAATTGGGTCACGCTTGGCGGTCTTAATCTACTTGGCGTCGGTACCAACCTCAAGTTCTACATCGAACGTGGCGGTACGTACTACGACATTACGCCGATCCGCGACACGGAAACACTGGGCACGGACCCATTTACCGGCGACGGCACCACTACAGTTACTGTAGCGGACACTGCTCATGGGGCTATTACGGGTGACTTTGTAACCTTCAGCGGCGTTACGGGCACCTACGCATCCGTGCTCAATGCGCAGTTTCAGATCACGGTTGTCAGCGTTAATTCCTACACGATCACGACGCCTTCGGTTGTGGCGGCAGGGGCTACAGGCGGCTCGGCTGTCTCTGCTGCATACCAAATCAACACAGGCCCGGAGTTTGTGGCCCCCCTTGTTGGGTGGGGCGCGGGTACGTGGGGGGCAGGCAAGTGGGGTACAGGCGGTACAAGTGACAGCACGTTGCGGTTGTGGAGCCAAGCTAACTTTGGTGAAGACTTAATCTTTGGCCCTCGCGGTGGGGCTATGTACTACTGGGATGCTACGTCTGGTGTAGGCACCCGCGCCGTCGAGTTGTCTACGCTGGCTGGCGCATCCGGTGTGCCTACGGTGCAGAACTTCATCTTTGTGTCCGATATCAATCGGTTTGTGTTCGCATTTGGCTGTAATGACTACGGTAGCGTCGTGCAAGATCCGATGCTCATCCGCTGGTCTGCGCAGGAAAGCGCCGTGAATTGGACCCCTGCGGCCACAAACCAAGCGGGTAGCCTGCGCTTGTCTCATGGATCGGAGCTTGTTTCCGCCATTCAGACGCGGCAGGAGTTGGTGGTGTTTACCGACTCCGCTCTTTACTCGCTTCAGTACAACGGGTCTGAGCTTGTGTGGGGAGCGCAGCTTCTGGGCGACAACCTATCTATCGTGGGGCAGAACGCCGTGGCTGTAGGCTCGGGCGTGGTGTACTGGATGGGTGTGGACAAGTTCTACGCTTACGACGGTCGCGTGCAAACGCTGCCTTGCGACCTGCGCCGCTTTGTATTTGGCGACTTCAACCAAACGCAAGCGCAACAAGTGTTTGCTGGAACAAACGAAGGTTTCAACGAAGTCTGGTGGTTCTACTGCTCTGCCAACTCCACCACGGTAGATCGCTACGTAGTGTTCAACTACCTCGAAAAGATCTGGTACTACGGCGCATTGGCACGCACTGCGTGGCTAGATTCGGGGCTACAGGACTATCCAATTGCTGCAACGTACGCCAACAATATCGTCCAGCACGAGAACGGGGTCGACGACAACACGACTGGTACCCCGATTGCTATCGAAGCCTACATCGAATCCTCTGAATTTGATATCGAAGATGGCCAGAACTTTGGCTTTGTGTGGCGTATGCTGCCTGACGTGACGTTCACTGGATCGACTGCGCAGAATCCGTCTGCCGTCATGACCTTGATCCCGATGAAAGGATCAGGTTCGGGCTTTAACGATCCGCAGTCTGAGGGCGGATCAAGCAGCGCATCAGTCACGCGCACAGCCACGGTGCCAATCGAGCAGTTCACCAACATCGTTTACATCCGGGTGCGTGGGCGGCAGATGATCATGAAGATGGCGTCTACTGGACTGGGGGTTACGTGGCAGTTGGGGCACCCGCGTATTGACGTTCGCATGGATGGTCGCAGATGAGTTTGCTGATCGAAGATGCAGTCGTCATCCCGCCACCTAACCTGCCTCTTGCGCCGGGTCAGTACGACTCGCGTTATCAGGAGCAGTTCAACAACGTCCTGCGTCTGTACTTCAACCGTCTGGATGCACTACTGAGGCAGATCGTGGCAACGACATCCCCCATCCCAGTCTCAATCAACGGCACCAACACGGATGCCTTTGGGCGCCTGCGGGTCAGCAACCCGCTGACCTTGTTCGACTCATCCCACCGCTACGCGGACAACAACCTGTGGGTCAACAGCATAACCGGCACCGCAGCGGCAACGTTTAACGCCAATGAAGGTCTGATGGACCTGACGGTTGGCTCG